ACCAGTCTCTACAGCTACTTCAAGTTTTCCTTGTAATTCTGCAAACTCACGGCCAGCCGCTCTTTCTTCTCCAGCAATTATGGCTTGAGCTAGCTCACTAGCTTGTTTTGCTTCATTTTCTATTAGCTGTCTTGTAGCTTCTTCCTCAGAAATATTTACATTTCTTGTTGTAGTTAAAGTTTCCTTAATTCCCTTAGCAATAATATCTCTATCTTTAAAAGATATATCAGACTTAATAATTTTAGTTAAAGATTCCTTTAAGGCAGGGCTACCAATAGCATTTAACTGATCTAAATTTTTCGTAGTAATAGCAAGCTGTATGCGCTCAACGTCAGCGTCAGAAAAATCTTGCTGTGAAATGTTACGATTAAGAACATCTACAAGTACGTTAAGAACCTGATTGGTGTATTCTTGCTTGGCTTGAGATGGTGCATTCGTAACTTCAGAGGAATTTTGTAAGTAATTTAAAACTTCATCAGTTTGCCCTGTCAGTGTGCTAAGTTTATTTACTCCTGCCGCCCATTGATCAAAATGGCCTGATTTGCTTTCTACATATTCATCTGCAATTAACTGTTGCTTTTCATCTATTAAATCAACATTGCCACTAAATTTGCTAGCCAGCTTATCTAAATTAAACCCATTAGTTATATTGTGTATACTAGCAACTTTTGCTCTTAGAGCACTGTCGCTTACTAAGCCAATTAAACTTGGATCTAGTATTGCAGCTTCAATTGCAACTGTTACTGACTTAGGCATATTTTGAGTTTGCATAGAAAGTTTTGTAGCAATTCTTCCAGCTGCTACTAATCTACCTTTATCTAAATTTTCAATGTACTGAATTTGATTGCCAGTAACTTTAAGTTCAGTATCAATCCTTTCTTTAAATTGATCATATTTTTTGTTAAATTCTTCATCGTTTAGATTGGCACCAATTTCAACTTCGCGCAGCGCTTTAAATGCTTGTAACTTTGCAGATCTTTCCAATTCTGCTTGCGCTGCTTTTTGCGCTGCTACAGCTAAACTAAATTCAGTTCTTGATATTAGCTCACGACCAGATTCATCAATTATGTTTTGATATTGTGGCCCTGCATTTTGCTTCATCTCCCCAACGTATCGGGACATCATTTCAGTGTACTGATTTGGGTCACGATACTTTGAGGATATCTCTCTAGACTTTTCTTCAATTTCAAATTGAACAGATGATATAAATCTTCTTTCAATTACTTCTTCTCTAGCTTGTCTTGCAATTCTACCCATGCCTTTAGGCGCAGTTAAAGCCACAGGCTTTTGTGTTTCTGGATCAAAGGTAGTTATTTCCGCGCGGTCAACAGCCATGCCAGCATCAATGCCAGCGTCTCTAGCGTCTTCTCTTAAATTCTTATATGAGATTTCTGATAGAAGCCTAGCACCTTCAGCTACAGATTTCCAAATCTCATCTTCACCTGTGTCGGTGCGAACAACACCGATTGGCTTATTTACGAATTGAGTTTGCTGTCTAATAACTGCCATATTATTTTCCTAAGAAAGCGTTTCGCCAACTCTATACAAAGTATTTGCACCAGTAATCATTGCTGAAAGTTGACCAGCAGCTAGTAAATTTTTAGACTTAGCCCTATCAGCTGCAATAGAAATGCGTGTTTGACCTTGCTCAAGTTGAGATTGAGTGTTGTTTCTTGATATATCTCTAGCAACCAATTTTTCTTGACCACCAAGAAATGCACCAACAGTTGTATACGGAGAAGCCTCTATATCTCGCATTGTTGCAAATAATGCCTCATTAGTTGCTAAAGCATTTTCAAACTCTTCAAGCCTTAACGTTGCGCGTTGAGAAGCTTCTACTTTTTGAAGCTTTAAATCTATTTCTCTTTGCTCTGCTTGTTGCGCTGCGTTGCCAGCGGCAATAGCTGCTTGCTCTTTCTGCGCTTTCATTTGAAGAGCGCCGCCAACTATCGTTGCAAAAAGTTGTAAACTCATTAGAAAACAAGCTCCGCTATAATTCCATTTACTTGCATAGATAATGGTGCAGACTGTGTAATCTCTACTTGAGGATCACGATTGTACCCCATTAATCTAAACTCTTTCTTACCAGTAAACGGCGATAACTGTTGTGACAAGTCATCTGTTACCTGCCTAATTACTAGATTAGTTCCATTTACGCTTGCTGATAACGTGGTGTTTAAATCAACAATAACGCTTGCAAGGCTTCGTGGGCGACCAGTAACAGGCCCACTGCCAGACTGAACATCTATTGGGTTAGTCTTGAGGTTAACGTTAAACTTATACCCAACTTCAACGCTTGTTAAAGTGTTATCAATTGAAGAAACATCTACATTCCCAGACGCAACAGTAAACTCGCCAACATAGTTATTTCCGCTAATAACATTAACAACAGCACCGTTGGCAAAATCGGCAGATACATCAAAGACACCAGCCGTGCCAGTATATGTTCCCGACATATCTGTATTGTAGGTAGAATCAAATTCGCATAGATGAATCTTTTCAGTTCCCGCGCCAGTGTCAAAAACAACATTAGCAAACACCCTGTCATCTACAGTTATACAAGAATGAAACTTGCCTTGGCTTGTAAACTCAGCCCAGCCAGCGCGTTGCTCTCCCCTGTTGGAGTTGAACACTGCCATTGTTCCATCGGCATTAACAATGAAAACATAGCTCTCAGAGCGATCTATAGCGCCGTAGAGAGTGTTCATTTCTATAGGCGTCTTAATTAGGTGAGAGGACAAAGATGACACTGGTACAGCAGTATATGCGGCCTCAGCGTCAGAGAACAAATATTCTCTTACAATCGCTCCACCTTTTTGTACAAACAGCGTTGCTCCATCAAGAGATTGAGGGCGAACAAAGTCTACACCAAATGGTGTTTGCCTTCTAACTTGCGCGTTAGTCGGCGTTAGCGGCTGATTGGTGAAAGCTGGAACATACATTTCCGATGTGCTGGTAAACACTTGTAGGTCACGATTAGAAACAATGTGACGGATTTGGTTTACCTCACCAACGCTTGCAGTCAAATGAATAGAGTCATTATCTCGCCCTTCATATATATTAAAGTTGTAATATGAAGCTGACTTGCTAAACCAAATAGTATCTGGCTGCGCTAATGTCCCAGCAAATACTAATCTGTTTTGATGAAAGGTAACTGCAGAAGGGTAGCCACGAAGAGCAGAGTAAGATTGCTCTGCCCAAATTGCAGTAGGCGCATGAGTTTCTAGCTTTGGTGTGCCGCCGCCATCAACAGATTCATTTGCATTAGCACCAGCTGCAAAAATAAATGTATCATCATCAACAATAGAAGCTACAGTTCTTGTGCCATTAATCTGATTGTTAGATATACCGCCAACAGAACCAGCGTGAGAAACAACAATGCTGTCGTTTACCTTCATGCCATGATTAACAAATGTAACTTCAATATCGGCATTGCCTTCAGTTGTCCTAAAGGCATTTGGCTGAAGGTGTGTTTCTAGTTTATCCTGCACTGTGCCAGTTGCTTGAGTTGTAGATTGCACAGATGTTATTTCTATTTCTGCTTTTCGATATTTTAATGTAACGCCAACATGCAAAGAATTAGGGTAATTACCACCAGACTGGCTGCCGGTTATATCAAAATAAGGCTCACTTGTTGTAAGAGTAACACCGGTTCCAGTTGTTGCTGACGGATCTAATGTAACGTCAAGCGGGTGAAAGCTATAGTAAGGTTGATAGATTTCAGTAGTGTCCGACTTTACGTCAAAGATAAAGGTTTCTACTTGAAATGTAGTTAATCCAGTACGCACAATTTGTTGCGGCATAAACGTGGGATGGCATATAAACATTACATCGCCAGCTTGAGCGTAAGTAAACTCATGCATATAGGTGTGAGTAAACTTTAGCGCATCACTGTTTGTGTCTTGTGTAATAGTTTGAATTAAAGAAACAGCTCCAGTAGATGCATTGATCTGAAAGATCCGCAGCTTTTGATGCTCCATAGATATAATATAGCGCTCATCATCAGAAAAGATAAAGGGCAGCAAGCGAGATTGCTGTACCTTTGTGGCATCATAGGTAGTGTCAAACGCGTAGATATTTTGCAAACCAGCGCGTTTAATAACGCCGCCCTCAGCGCGTAAGAACAAGTTCTCAACTCTCTGCGCTGATGCTGTATATACAGCTGTATCAGTCCTTGAATACAACGATGGGCTAACTTCACCAAACTGGAAGTTAGTTATGGGTACTCTTACTTTCTGCATTAGCTACGCCTTTGCGAGACAAAACGTGTTGTCAAAAGCTTTCTTGTTGTCTGTTGCTGTGCGTCTAAGTTTCTGGCTTTAATCATAGCCATCTGACCTTTTTGCTCCATTAAAGATGACAAGCTGGCATCTCGCGCAAGCGCTACAGCAAACACAGCAGCAAGCTCATACTCTACTGCCATTACAAAATATGAAGGCCAATCAACTTCTTCAGCCCTAAATGTGTAGTCAAGTATTAATGTTTCGTTTGACGTAGCGTCACAAAAAACTTTATTACCGTAGGTCTGATATTCAATTGGGCTATCGTTAATTGTAACCGCGTGAACCATTAAGGAATCGGACGGAAGCTGATAGGCAGCATCATAACGTCCTGTTGGTGTATCTGATAATCTATTTAAAACTGACTGATTGGTTGCAAAGCGCCACCTACAGTTTACCAATGAAGACCTAGCAACGTCTTCATACATGTTAGAAGCAACAAGCGCTTCATTGTTCCCATCATCAAAAGATGTAATCGGCTCTGCACCTATTAAGATGAGAGCGCGGCTTGATACATCTACCGCTGAGTTTGCTGAAGTACTTGTTACTGCCATGTAAAAGTATGGGGGCTTGCGCCCCCACCCCTATTAATCGCCGTCAGTTTCAACGATGACAGTGCCATCTGAAACATCAACAACTGAGCCAGTGTTTGATAACACATTAACAAAGTGTGTTGTTGGCGTGTTTGTGTCTACACAAATAACTACGTCACGAACTGCAAGCATGTTTGCTGCATCGTTAAAGTAGCCAGCAGTATTTACCGCAGCGATTGCATCCGCTGAAGTGTAGAACCAGAGAGAGCCATTAGACGCACCAGCAAGGCGAGTCAAATTTGCTGCATTATAAGCCATGTTCAGACCCCTTATGAGTTGTTATCTAAGAGTTCATAGATACCGTTGTCATCAATAACAACAGAACCCATAGACATCATAGATGTTGCAAGGTGAGAAACTTTCTCAGGAACATAGTTGATCTCAGTTGAGACATCAGAGTTGATGCCCAAACCAATCGCAGTTGTGTGGTAACACATGCTCTTACCAGCAGCGACAGCAGATGTTGAAAAGATCTTGAAGCCCAAGAATTCTTTCATTGTCATGCCGCCAGCATATGGCAAGTTCTGCTCTCCAACAAAGTCAGAAGAAGCAAACTCTGTGATAGCAAACAAGTCAGCATAACCCTTTGGATGCATAGCAATATAACGCTGTCCATCTTCTGGAAGATCTGCTGATCCAAATGTTTCAAATACAGACAATAGGTCTGCTTTCTCAACAGCTGAGCTTGTATTATGAATTTGAGTTGAGTTTGCACCCGCGTCCATTGCCGTAATCAGAATGCTATCAGTTTTGCGACCAAGTGCGGCTGCGGCTGATTGTGCAACAGCTTGACGCTCATTGATGTTGATCTTCAACTCATCAAGTTTATCAAGATATTCTGCTGCATAGAAATCTGACATCGTTGCCTCAACAGTGGTGTGAGCCAATTCCATCGGAGTTACATTGCCGTTGCGTGACTTAGTGCTTGCTTCAGCGGTTCCAATTTTTTGGAAACGTACAGTCGAACCAGTTACATTGGCAGTCCGTACAGTATTACGCAGTTTGGAACCCATACGCTGATACGCCATATGCACATCGGATTCAAACTGCTTGATGAAGGCTTGGTCAATAGTATTAGCCATTTCAAGAAGTCCTTTTTAAGGTTGCATTTGGTATCGTGGGTGTCCGCTTATCACTTCAATGCAGGTGTCCTAACGGGCTGCTCAGTGCATTACGGGCCTTGATGTTTCATGTGAAACATTTTTTTTACTAAAATTGCAACGTACAAATTCAACATAATCATGATTATTTGATGTTTGTACCCCGATAGCTTCAAATCCAAGCCATGTTGCCCACTGAACCATAGCTTCATTCTTAGCTAAAACAGTCATGGACATATTCATTTCGCTTTGATCAAAGAAGCTCATCAGCATTTTTGAACCCCTAGCTAACAGCTTAAAGTTATCTTTAACCTTATCTGAAAACAGAGCAAACATTTGGGGGAACTCAGTGTCACCATTGCTATAGAGTATGCCACCAACAAATATAAGTGGCTTGCCAGTGCGCCGCACGACGTAAGCTTGCGCTGTTTCGCTCATAACATTGAAGACTTCATCAAGATCTGTATGCCCTAACATAGCAAGCTCTTGTTTATTTTCTTCGGATAGATTTTCTTTAAACTCTTCCCGATGAAATGATTTAAGGGGCGTCATGTAATAGTCGCCCCTTGTTAGTATTTTTACCTCATCATCCATACAGACGCTTAAAGCCTTCATCTACTTGCTTAACAAAATGAGAGTCGCGCTTTGATGCATTCCAATAGCGCTCATCTTTCATCATTTCTTCTAAACTTTGCTGTGTTATTTGAGATGATGGCTGCGCGTCTGTTGTTGGTGACGGATCTCTAGTCGCTTCCATTATCGCCTCAAGGGCAATAATGCCGTCTGCTGTTTCACACATGCGTTCAATTGCTGGCAATGCATCTGCGGGAAAGAACTGATTAGCAAACAAAGAAGCAGCTTCAATGCGCTGATTAGCATTATCGCCAAGTCTTTCAGCTTCAGCCTCAAGATCTGGCCCATTACCAAATGCTTTGGCGTACATTTCAATGCCTTCTTGAAACTCATCTTGGCTCATGCCGCTTTCAAATGC